CGAGAACGTGGTAGTCATAAAAAGCTTTACGGTTTGTGGCTATTGTTTTTTCCATGGTCAATTGATATGTAACCCTACTATTTCTCAAAGGATACTTTATTATATCTAAATTCTGGAAATTTTCAAAGGAATTTTTCTTTAGACCATCGAGAAAAAATTAGTCAATCCAATCGTGGAAAACGCCGCACCAAAAAGTTTATAGAAAATCTACGCAAGATCAGATTAGGAACTTCTCATTCTACTGAAACTAGAAGGAAATTACGACAGATCACATTGGAAAGAATACGTAGAAATAAAGGAAAAGTTGTTCCGGCATATAATCTTGCAGCTTGTAAAGTTATAGAGGAATATGGCAAACAACATGGATACACCTTCCAACACGCTGAAAACGGTGGAGAGTTTCATATCAAAGAGTTAGGTTATTGGGTTGATGGTTACGATAAAGAGAGGAACGTGGTGATTGAATACGAAGAACCACGCCATCAATATCCTATGCGCCGAGCACGAGATACTAAACGATACCAAGAAATCGTAAATCATCTTAATTGTGAGCTGATTAGATTAGTAGAAACCGCGTCCGGAGAATATAAAATTGTTAGAGAACACTAGATGTGTTGTTCTTAATGCTACTTACGAACCGTTATCTGTAGTTTCTGCGAGAAGAGGCCTTCGTCTCATTATTGAGGGAAGGGCTGTTCTTGAGGAACAATATCCAAATGGTTGGGTGCGGTCACCTACTAAGAAGTTTCCACTTCCTACGCAGGTACGTCTTAAGAAATACATTGAGACCATTCCAGCATTACGAGTCCCAGCCCAACTTACTCAGAGGAATTTGTTCCTTCGTGACCGTTACACGTGCCAATACTGCGGCAGACAACGCAAAGATCTTGATGAAAAAGAATACCTTACGCGAGACCACATTATACCAGCGGCTCGTGGAGGTAAGGATTCTTGGACCAACGTTGTCACCGCATGTAAGAAGTGTAATAACATAAAGGCCGATTACCTTCTAAGTGAGTTAGAAGATATATACTACACGCTTGCTGCTGATCCGATCACGGCAGACACCGCAGATTGGATTTTAGAACATATGGTTTCCAAAAATTTCAATCCAAGGGCTCCAATGATTCTTGAGATTTGGTCCAAGTCTGGAAACCTAAGACTCAGAAAGAAAAAGAAGAAGTAATGAATATTTGTGAAGAATGTAAAACTACCTTGAGATGTAGTGCTTCGGAGCGTTACAAGGGCAATGTCATGACAGTTTGGATATGCGAGAGTTGTCAATCGGTATCTCTTGTAATCGTTCCAGAGGATAAATCTAAGGAAGTTATAAAACCAGACAAGAGATTTTGCTTTCATAAATAATAGATGAGGTTATAAATGACTACAGTAACAGCAGTCGATCAGTTAGAAAAGATGATCGAACTCGCCCGAGACAACTTCTCGCCGGAACGGTTTGAGAAGGTTGAGAAGTTGTTCGAGCATTTTGCAGAACGTATAGTAGTGTCGCCAGCTTCTTACAAGGCGCATTTTCACAACTGCTATCCCGGCGGCTATCTTGATCACATTCATAACGTGATCGCTGGGGTGGTTCACATTGCCCGAGCGATGAAGGCAATGGGAGTTGAAATGGATTTCACCAAAGAGGAAGCCATTTTCGCCGCTATGTTCCATGACTTAGGAAAATTAGGAGATTTGACTGAGCCGTATTATATATCACAAACTTCGAATTGGCATCGCGAGAACCGTGGCGAGCTTTACACGATCAATTCAAAGTTGATTTTTATGACTGTTACGGATAGGTCTCTCTATTTACTCCAACATTTTGGTATTGAGATAACTTCAAAGGAATGGCAGGCAATCAAAATTTCAGATGGCCTGTATGTTGAAGGAAACAAACCATATTTTGTAAGCTACCAGTATCCGCCTCACCAATTCCACACCAACCTGCATTATGTGGTTCACTTCGCTGACCACATTTCTACGATTGGTGAAAGAGACCGGCACCGACAATCGAGGAAAAGCTAATGCCAGAGAAGAAAGCCGAGATAGATAATCAACGACAAATTATGTTGTTGTCCAACAATGATTCAACTTATAATCCGTTGTTGATCATGATTCCTCAGTGGGCAAAGGGATCATTGGATAAAATGCCCAAAGAACGTCAATATTTCATCTATGATCAGTTTGTGCATGACGTTGGTCTAGCATGGGAAAAGTTACTAAGAGAGTCGTAAAATGAAGGTAAGAGCATTATCGCCCAATCTACTCAATTTTTCCAGCAAATCGCGCTGGTATGATAACCCAATTCTAGGTTTCGTTTATTTTCGATGGAAGTCGTTTAAGACTTGGGTTTTGAACACCTTCCGACGCCGAAAGAATGTTGTGCATATGAAGGCGCTCCGCCGTTCTAGTTGGTATGATTGTGATACTCGTATCTTTGAAGCTAACTTCCAAATTTTGGTAGACTATGTGGAAGGTGAGTTGGCTTGGATGCAGTTGATTACCGAAGGTAAGACGCGTTGGTATCATCGTTGGTTTTCAATCAAGGGCGCTAGAGAATTGGCTTTAAGGTATCTTGAGTGGGAAACTCAGTTGGGCGATGATTCGCCAGATCAGGCTGAACAAGCAGCGAAGGTACGAGACTTGTATCTTTGGTATAAAGATGTTCGCCCGAATAGACAGGAACCATATGACAATGTTCCACATAGGCCGTTTGAATTCGAAGATTCCGAAGAGGATGGGCACTTAGTATTGAAGTCTCTTCATAATGACAAAGAATATGTAACAGCAGTCAATAAAGCGCATGATGAAGAGGAAGCTTACGAAGAAGAGGATACTGCAAAATTGGTTCAATTGGTTCAACTTCGACGGATGATGTGGACTTAAACACTACTTATTAGAGAGGTTTTAAATGGACAGACATAAATTTTCTATGGATCTCGAAGATCTATTCCAAAAAGTTTTCGACAACGCTAGCGGTCTATTTCGCACATTAGATTTAGAACTTGATTTCGGCCCACAAACAGGCATTGTTGAGTCTGACTCGCCATGGCCGTCGGTATCTATTACCACACATAAGGACGGCGCACAGGCAGAACTTGAACTTGCCGGCTACAGAAAGGAAGATCTGTCTATCGAAGTAGAAGGCCAAATTATTGAAATTTCTGGTGAACGTAATCAAACAGGTTTCACCAAGACTTTCCGAGTCGATATTGAACAATTTGATATTGATTCTGTGGAAGCAGGTTATGAGGACGGTCTCTTAACTATTACATTGGATCGAGTAAAGGCTGAACCAAAGATAGAAAAGAGATTCATTACCATTCAATAACCCTCTACCGGAGGAAAATATGAATGCGAGGTTCAAGCCCCGAAGCCGTTGAATTAGTTAAACTCGTAATGTAAGGAGGTGATTGTACCGGTTACGACTGGCACTAACCTTAACGGTGAGGAGGAAAAATTGGTACGGGCCCTACGGGGCCCGTTCCTCATAAGGAGCAATATGTTCAAGTATTTAGTTTTCTTTTCTGCTATTGGAATTGCATTGGTAGCAGCATACTTTTCAGTAACGGGTATCGCTACATTATTTGCTGGCAAGTTTTTTGCAGTAGTGGCGATGGCAGGAGCATTAGAAATTGCCAAGCTTGTTGCGGCATCGTTTTTATACCGATATTGGAAAACTACGGCAGCCGCACTCAAAACATATCTTATAATTGGTGTGGCTGTTTTGATGGTGATTACCTCAATCGGAATTTATGGGTATCTCTCGGCGGCATATGCCGAAGTCGCTGCGGCTCCACAAACTACCATAAACCAGATTAGCTTTGCGGATACCAGACAAGCATCATTGAATGAGACCATTCAGAGGTTACAGACTGATAATGTGACCATAAACACTCGCCAGGCGCAAGCCCAAACCTCTCTAGACAATGTATTGGCTGGTCAGACAGATTTGAGTCAACGAAGTGCATTCGCAAATCTCCGTCAAGAAATCGCCGATTTAGATGTGGAACGACAAGCAAACAATGGTAGAATAGAGTCTGCAATAACAGAACGAGATAGTCTTGAGAATGTGAAAGTTACGCTGAATGCAGAGTTGAATACTAACAGTGAAATTGGCACGTTCATTTATATCGCACGCATCTTAGGACTTCCACTAGACACTGTGGTAAAGTGGTTTGTTTTGATTATCGTGTTTGTGTTTGACCCAATGGCAATTTCATTAATATTGGCATATAACAGCATGATTATGAAAGAAAAACGACAACGAGGCTCACCGCCAAAAAAAGATAAAAAGGTTATGAAAGTTTTTGATTGGGACGAAGATGATTTTCGAGAAGAATTGAAACAAGAACTAGAACAGATAGAACAGGGGCCGGATCCAAAAACACACGCAGAGACGTTACGCCGAGCTGATGAAGTCTATCGAAACGCAAAGCGAAAACCATTCAGTGAGTTGACAAAGAATTGGCCGGATGAGAGAAAAGCAAAGGTTGATAAACGTATCGAAGATATATTCGATCCACAATTGCATGATGGATTTGTTCCTGCGGAGTTCATTATCAACAAAGGCGTCAACAGTGATCATGCTCCAGCAGAATATCCAATTGTCCCTGAACAGCAAGAAAGGCCATCACACTTTTTGTATAAAGCAAAGGTAATATTACATGGTACACGGTATGGACAAGTGGTTGATGTGATAGAAGATTTGCCGGGCAACAATGTTGTTTGTGTGTTTGAAGGGCATCGGTTTTCATTTAGTAAGGACAATCTAATAAAAATTACTACTCATGGGGATTGACATTTTGGATTTCATGGGTTATACTTACTATAGACCCGTTTAAAGGGTGTTTATTTTATAAAGGTTATATATAAGATGCAAGTTTCATTTGCTATTACAACGCACAATGAAGGTGAGTGTTTAGGGGAGTTATTATCTCAACTCCGTAATCATATCGAAAAGAATGAAGCGGACGACGAAATTGTAATTCTGGATGACAATTCAGAGGAGCCCGACACAACCACCATACTTGAAAGTTACGCAAGCCTCCCATATGTGCATCTCCACAGGAGGGCATTAGAGAGAGATTTTGGAGCACAGAAGAGTTACTTAAACTCGCTCTGTACTGGCGATTATATCTTTCAAATTGACGCTGACGAATTGTTAGCTCCCGAGCTGTTGGAGAATTTGTACGATATTCTCACTTCAAATTTAAGCGTCGATATGTTTTTTGTCCCTAGAGTCAATACTGTTGAGGGACTTACAGAAGAACACGTGCAAGCATGGAAGTGGCATGTGGATGATGCGGGCCGAGTGATGTGGCCGGATTTCCAGACGAGATTATATCGTAATAGTTCGGAAATTATGTGGATTGGAAAGGTTCACGAACGGATTGATGGGTTTGATACATTTGCCCATTTACCCGAAGAAGAAGTCTACGCAATTATGCATCACAAGCATATTACACGGCAAGAAGAGCAAAACGCCTTCTATGACCAGATTATGCAGGCGTAGGTTGTATTAACTTACACAATGAGGACGTATGAATACGAATCAAACTGTTGCCCAACTTTTGATGATTCCGCTGATTGTATTTTTGTTAACATCATTCTTTTATGTTGACAAGACACCAGAAGAAGTAAATGAAGTTGTGGTGCTTGAACCAATTGAGGTCATTAGGCTGCCCGACGACCGCGGCGACCTATATGTCTTTATGGGTGCTATGGCAGAACGGGAGTCGCTTAATACTCCCACTGTTGTAAATAGATACGGTTACTTAGGCAAGTATCAATTCAGTCCAAAAACACTTTGGGCTCTAGGTAGACGGTTCAGAGTGACGGAGCAACAATTCCTTGGCACCGAAGCATTGCAGGATAGTGCGATGGTGCAATATTTGCTGGATAATAGGACAATAATTCAAGACCTTATTGTGAGATTTGACGGTAGATGGTATCGCGGACTTTATATTACGGAGTCTGGATTGCTCGCTGGAGCACACTTAGTTGGTCCGCATGGCTTACGTGCTTTTCTTGACCCTACATATGCGATGGTGCGCAACGGCACACGATACAGGCCTCGAATCATTGACGGCAATGGGGTGCATGTTGGGGTTTACATTGAACAATTTTCTCGATACGCGCTTGACAATTTGCAGTAACCTGCTTATATTAAGGTATAGCAGTTGAGGTTATTATGTTTTTGATATTTATTATTATTTTCTCCCTGATACTTAACGGGGTGTTGTCTTATACCACTTGGAATCTCTTTCGCAAGAATGAAATTGCGGAGGATTTTATTATATTATCATATATGTCTGCTGAGAAGGCTCTTTTAGATATGAGAGATTTGGATGTTTCTGGTGCATTTGAAGCGGATGATGAAACAGGTGTTACATTCAAGGCACTTTATCAAGTGATAAAAGATCATGCGAAGTTTGTTGGGGTTGAAGCTGACTTGGATAGCGGGGAATGACGAAGAAGAACAACAATAAAAAAAATAGTCGAATTTATTTTTCAAAAGAGACAGAACAGGCAATAGTCCGATACAACAATGAAGAAGATCAGGAGGTTAGAGAGCAAATCTTTCGAGACGAGATTTATTATCCGTTAGACAAACTTTCTGAGAATATAATCAATAGGTTTAAGTTTCCGTATATGGATTATTCCTTCAAAGATGTGAAGGATCAAGTTGTAGGCTTTCTAGTTCTAAATCTCCACAAATACTCTGCAGATAAAGGTAAGGCATTCTCTTACTTTTCGGTCATCGCTAAGAATTATCTAATTCTGAACAACAATAACCGATACAAGCAAGAGAAACGTTCCATATATTTATCTGATATGATGGACGGTCAGGTGCCGCTCGGCGACGCTATGACTATTGACATATCCATTACAGAATCACAGGCGGATGCAAAAGAGTTTATCCGTCTTATGCTTGAATATTGGGAACATAATTTATCAAGGATATTTAAAAAGAAGAAGGATATTCAGATTGCAGATGCAATCCTAAACTTGTTTCGCCGGGCCGATGGAATAGAGAACTTCAACAAGAAGGCGCTCTATCTTATGGTTCGGGAAATGACCGGATTCAAGACCAGCAATATTACCAAAGTAGTCAACAAAATGTCTGGCTATATGAAACGCCATATGGAAGAATTTAGAGATCATGGAACGATAACTGATCACGCCGAGTTCTTTACCTACAAATAACAATCACCCCATAATTACCTTTGGGTAGCTATGGCCCCGGACTCCGGCGAGTCCGGCTTTTTTTTGCTATCACCTATTTATAGTTTGGAGGTTGTATATATGAAGAACCCCGAAGTTTTTAAAGGAAAGAGCTTCCAAGATATTCTCAAAGAGATTCATGGTCATTCTGCTTCTAAGCGGAAAGAAATCAAAACCTTGATGGAAACTCTGGCTGGTATGATTAAGACTCCTCATGAAGCAGCCATAGTCGCTCCCCTTGTTAGAGAATTTTTAGAAGTCGCTGTCAAAAACGACGAAGCGCTCGTCAAAATTGCTACGATTATCCAGAGGCTTATGACCGCAGAGGCAAATGCGACGGGAACAGGTCTCGATGAACTTTTGAGTGAGGAAGATAAGCAAAAGCTACTTGATGAAGTTAAAGAAAGTCAGAGCGAGGCCAACAAATCGGCGTTGGAAGAACTTGCGTTAGCTGTAGAAACATCAGATGAAACAGAGGCGCTCGCCGAAAAAACCAAGAAAGTTGTCGCTCAAATCAATAAGAGAACCAATGTCGAGAATAGTACGGAAGAATAACACATTCAGATTCTCACCGGCAAATCCCTTCCTAGGCGGTGCTCCACTCGGTACAACATACCAGGAGACACTTCAAGTTGAGGAAGCCATCGTTGTTGATGTTGTTACGAACGATGCGCACCCTGATTACGACACGGATGGATATAATGTGGGTGCTGTCCAATTTAGATTCATCGGCAGTGCAGCATTCAGAGCAGACATTGGTCTAAATTGGGCGTTTCCTTTAGAGGCAAACGTCACTGACTATCCTCTCCTAAATGAAGTCGTTCTAGTAACACCCGCCCTTAACCGATTTTATTACAGCAGAAAATTGAACACAACCAATAGAGTCACAGCTCACGCGTTGTTTGGACTTAATGATAGTTTGAAGGCGTCACAAACAAGTGGCCAATCAGCAGCGGAAATGGGAAGAATAGATGATGGTGGCGCTCCTATTAAGAAAAATCCAAAAGCTGAAACCGATAGATTGGGTGAGAAGTTTGTTGACAAGGAAACGGTTCTTCGTCTTAGAGCACAAGAAGGTGACATAATTTATGAGGGTAGGTCGGGTCACTCCATTCGGTTCGGATCTAGTTTTGAAGATGGACAATCTCCTACCGTTCTCATTAGGTGTGGCCCAAATCCAACTGCCAAAAAGAGTGTAGATAGTGAATTTGCATTGATTGATGAGGACATTGACCTAGATTTGTCGTCCATTTGGATGGTTGCAAATAAAACTGTTCCCCTAACATTTGCTACAGTAGAAGCCGAAACTCATTTTCGGTCAATGGATGAAAAACCGACAACTTTAGACGGAAATCAAATTATCGTTAATACCGACCGTTTGGTTATCAATACGAAGGGAAAGAAACTTCTAGTAAGCACATTTCTTGGCACGCATTTTACTACTCTTCAAGACCACACGGTCGATACGGAGAAGAATTACAAGAGCTTCGCTTTGGTCAATCGAGAGGTACAAACTGGCGAAAAGTATCTCATAACTGTTGGTACTGATTACTTATTAAAGGTAGGTGGTGATAAGACTTCCACAATTAATGGAAAGACAGTCCACGATACAGTCGGAACACACGCAATACGGGCAAAGAAATTCTTTTTGGGCACCTTGAGTGACGAGAGTCAACCATTGGTGTTGGGTGAGGAGCTTCGAGAGCTTCTATTACAATTCGTGAATGCTCATTTGGATAATGCAGCATCTCACACATTACCGACAATTGGAATTGGGCCGTTAGCACCAGGCACCATAGTAGCATTGAAAGCGGTACAGGCTAAGTTAGCATCTGCGAAACGCGCCCCATTTGAGAGTCAGAAGGCATTTATCGCTAAGCGGGGCGCCTTTGAGCCTGGCAAGGAAACACTAATAAAGTAGAGGTTGTTATGAATAAGTCAGAATTACGAAAGATGGTTCAAGAGGAAATTAGAAGGGAATTATACAGTATCCTTCCTCAACTTTTGAAAGAGACCGTTGGTTCAATTATGGCCAAAGAAGTCAAACGAGTTAAGCGAAGAGCAGCCAAACGAGGCGCAGTGCGCGAGGGCGTCCGTACAGGTAAAACAACTCAACCTATAGATAAGATGAAGTTGGCAGCAATGATCGGTTATGGAGATATGAGGCCAGGCGCAAGAGGCGCAATCGCTGTTCCTGGTGAGACAGCTCAAATAGTTGCTGGTGTTTCTATGGACGGCGGACTTTTGGAAAGGGAAACGAAATTGGGTGTAGCTCATATGAGAGACTACAACGTCAATCCAGCGGCAGCACCTGTCAACCAACCAGTTGCGGCTGAAGGCGAGTCAGAGGCAGAGGAAGCTTATGAACCACAGTTTGCAAATCTACCTGCGCAGCCCGGCGGCGTAGACGGCGGCGCCGATGTTCCAATGGCAGTCGTTGCCGCGTTGGGCAAGAGAAGTGCAGATGTTTTGAAAGAAACCAGTTTTAAGTCTAATTGGCGTCCTGGTATGAAAAGGCCTGAATAATGACAGATACCGCATTAGGAATTACTCTTCCATTGAAGCGTGGAAAGACTGGATACTTCGGACAAGCGTTCGATGTTATCACGCAAATCAAGTCTAATCTGATTAATTTAATCTTGACACGGAAGGGCGAACGCGTATTCCAACCAGATTTTGGTTCGGATTTGCACAGTCTGATATTCACCCAAATGGACGAAGAATACGATAAGAACGTCAAAAATGCTGTAGCTTCAGCAGTTCGTAAATGGATGCCATTCTTAAACATCGTGGAACAAGTGGTAACGCGAGACGAAGATAAGAATAGCACTCTCTTAGAAGTTACTTTCAGTCTCAATACCAATACTGACATCACCGAAACTATTGTAGTGGAGTTCTAAAGTGGCAACTACCAATATTCAAAAACTAACGAAAGACTTTGCCCCAACATCTAAGGAAGTGCGTTTTCTAAACAAAACCTTTCCGGAGTTTAGGCAGAGTCTAATTGATTTTGCTAAGGTATATTTTCCAGACACATATACTGACTTCAATGAGGCATCGCCTGGAATGATGTTCATTGAGATGGCATCGTTCGTTGGAGATGTTTTGTCCTATTATATTGATAATCAGTTTCGTGAAAGTCTGGTCAACTTTGCAGAAGAGGATGAAAGCATAATCAGCATTGCTCAAGCATTTGGATTTAGACCAAAGCCAGCAACAGCAGCATTTACCTCGGCTGATGTATTTCAATTAGTTCCGGCACAAGAAGTTGGTTCTAACTTCGCGCCCGATTCCAGATTCTTCTTGAAGATAGCGGCAAATAGTGTATTCCAACGCTCCGAAGATTTTGGGGCAGTGGATTTTCGAAACACGAAGAAATAGACTTTTCTGTTAACACGCCGGAGAGCGAGCAAAAAGTTACTGTATTTTCTATTAACGACGACAACAGTCCTCTCACTTATCTTATTAGAAAGAAAGTCAAGTTAGAAGCAGGAACAATCAAAACCGTCACAAGGACATTCACGGACCCAATTCGGTTCAGCAAGATTGAATTGTCAGATGAAAGCATTCTCGGAATCATCAGCATCGAAGATTCCAATGGAAATGTATGGAGCGAGGTAGACTTTCTAGCAGCAGATGTAGTCATTCAAAACAAAGATAACATTCATGCTATATCAGGAAGTAGCATAAGCATTCCACCCGCAAAGATTATCAAATTCCAGAGAACACCAAGACGATTTATTACTCGTTATAATTCTGATTTCAAATTGGAAATTGTTTTTGGCTCCGGTGTGTTGGATGACCAAAATGAGTTGATTTCTTTGGATTCTGGTAAGATTGGAAGCGACGAGTTCCAGACGCGGTTAGGTTCGACTTCTCTTGACCCAGCAGATTTCCTTTCTTCGAGCACATTTGGATTGGCGCCATCGAACACAACGCTAACAATCACTTATGTTGTGGGTGGGGGAATTGAGAGTAATGTTCCAGCAAACACAATCAACAAGATTCGGGAAGTTGCTGTTGTTAATGATAGAGATGTATTTTCAACTGCCGAACAGCCTTTGTTTGATGATACCATTAGATCTTTAGCTATCAACAATCCTGACCCAGCAACGGGCGGAAAAGGACGAGATACTGTAGAAGAGATTCGCCAGTCTACGTTGGCATTCTTTAACTCGCAGAATCGTATTGTCACCCCGGCCGATTATAAAGTTAGGGTGCATGCAATGCCGCCTCGATTCGGTGGCATAGCTAAATCGTTCGTTATTCAAGATGATCAACTAGCTGCGGTCGAGAACACACGAATAGGAAATATTGTCACCGGCGCACCAAATCTAGACCCGGTGGATCCAGAGAGAGACCAGCTTGTAGCTAACGAAGGAAATCCGAGATTGGTTAACGTCTATGTTTTAGGCTTTGATGAAAACAAACGACTTCGAACATTGAACCTTCAGGTGAAACAAAACTTGAAGCAATATTTGTCACAATTCAAGATGTTGACCGATCAGATTCAAATTATTGACGCCTTTGTAGTTAATATCGGAGTCAGATTCAAAATTGTTGTTTTCAAGAATCACAATGTCAATACTGTCTTGGCCACTACTATTGATGCAGTCAAAGACTTCTTTGATATTCCTAGATGGGATATTAACCAACCTATCATTTTGAATGATTTGTTTCTCACCATTGCAGGTGTAGAGGGTGTTCAAAGTGTGACAAAGTTGGAGATTTTCAATCGTTACGCATTCCGTGACGGTGGAGACTATGAAAGTTTCCGTTATGATATTAAGGGCAATGCATTGGACGAGACGAACGGAATTGTTTTTCCGTCTCTTGATCCTATGATTTTCGAAATTCGCTTCCCTGATTCTGATATAATTGGTTCGGCGGTGCAATAATGGTCAGTGGAATATATATTATCACAAATACAGTAAATAGACATTATTATGGAGGTTCGTCGGTAAACATATTTGGTCGATGGTCTGTTCATAAGCATAAGGCTCGTAATGGATCACAAAAATCGCCTCATTTTTATAATGCATTACGTAAATATGGCAAAAAATACATTTGAGTTATTAAGTTCTATTATTTTTAGAAAAGAACATTTGGAATTATTTGAACAAAAATGGTTGGATAAATATTATGGTGATTCAAAATGTTATAATAAATCTCCGAATGCGGATGTACCATTTCGGGGAGCCAAACATACAGAAAAAACAAAGAAACTTTTATCAGAATTGGCAATGGGAAGAATTCCGTGGAATAAGGGAGTTCCAAGAACAAAACAAGAGAAATTGGCAATATCAGCAGGAACCAAAAATGCAATGAGAAATGTTGATATGTCAATGAG